TAGTATTAAAAAAAATTGGCGTATTACCAGAACATGTTTATTGCTAGGTAGAAAGATAGTTGGTAAATGTATGATGGGTACTACTGCTAATGCACAAGAAATGGGTGGTGAAGAATATAAAGAAATTTATTATAATTCTGATATAACTAACAGAGACGCAAATGGTCAAACTGTTTCAGGATTATACTCATTGTTTATTCCAGCTTTTGATAATTTAGAAGGATTTATTGATGTGTACGGCTTTTCAATTATTGAAACGCCTAAGAAACCTGTTTTAGGTATTGATGATATGCCTATAGACATTGGCTCAAAAGAATATTTATCAAATAGAAGAAAAGCTTTATCTAATAATAATATTGATTTAAACGAATTTAAAAGACAGTTTCCCTTTACTGAGGAAGAAGCTTTTAGAGCAGACGCTTCAAAATCGACTTTTGACGTAGAAAAAATATTTCAACAGTTAGATTATTTAGAAGATAAAAAAGAATTAGTTGTTACTGGTAATTTTATATGGAAAAACCCTTCGAACAAAAAAGAAGTTATATGGATACCTTCAAAGAATGGTAAATTTAATATTTCTTTATTACCTGAAAAAGAAGAACAAAATAATTTAATTAATAAAAATGGTGTATTCTATCCGGGTAACGCTAGAAAATATGTGGCTGGCTGTGACCC